TACTAAACGAATTCGTATATATGAAGATGGATTACTGATATATACTGGAGAACCATCAACTTCTGCTGATGTATCTGTACTTTTAGATGAAGCTAAATTAGCTTTAATTGATAACTTAAAAGCACAAGGAAAATTACAAAATATAAAAACTATTAATGATTGGAATATAACTCCTCAACCCGGGTATATTCCGCCTACTCCTCCCGCTCCTCCTCCAACTCCTCAAGAAACTGAAACACAACGTAAAAAAGAGGAAGCTATAAATGCCGATAATGCTCAAAAAGTTATACCTGTTGATGCAACAGCTATTAATAATGCTAATACAGATAAACCTAAGGGTACAGCTAAATTAGGTACTATTATAACAAATTTAGGTAAAAAAATTATAGTTGGACTTATACCTATTGCTATTAATATGGTTAAGCAATTTATAACTCAAATTGCTGAAAATGAAATTGCAAAAGCAAAGGAAAAAGCAACAGCAGAACAACAAAAAATACAAGATCAAATTAATAACTTAAAAGAGCAACAAAAAAAAGGCGTTACTGGATTAACAGCACAAATAGGTGCTTTAACAGCTAAAAAAGAAGCAATACCTATAGCTACACAAGCTATTGAAGATAATTTACGTTCTCAATTAACAAATTTTGGATCATTTTCATTTTCTGAACTTCCTAAACAAATACCTACAATTCTTAAAACAGTATTTGCCGATGGGTGTCCAAACCCGAATAGTCCTTTTATTCAACAAATAATCACAACACGAAATGGTTTAGTAACATCTTTAAATGCGATAGGTGTACAATTAGATAGAATTACTCAAGCTATTACTGGTCTTACTACATTTATTGATTTAACTTCCTTATTAGTAACCGTACTACAAGGTGCTCAAGTTATTGTAGGAGCAGCTTTAGAAGCAATTGTTCCTCCATTAATACCTCCGGGGATTTTAACAGCAAAATATCCAAAATTAGAATCCTTAATTCGTAAAGCCCTATTTACAAGTACTGGTGAAGCTAGAATACCTAAAATAGCCGCATCTATTGCAGCCGCTGCTATCCCTATTTCAGTAATAGGTATATATATTCAACAAATAGTAGCAATATTATCATCATTAGATGTTAAATTAAAACAATGCGCTCCAGATTTAGCAAGTGATACTTCATCACCTGGATTAACCCCCTTTTCAAATACTATAATATCAATAGCGGCACAACAAACTTTAGCTAATCAAACTCAAAATCAATCATCTCAAACAACATATAATGGATTTTTAATTGAAATTGAAATAGTACCATACTCTCCAACCGTAAATCGTCGTAGAGCTGTAGGTAAAAACAAAAGTGGAATAGTTTTAATACAAACCGAATTATCATTCACTACAGATGATCAAGTACTAATCAATGAACTTAAACTAATAATTGACAGAGATAATTTAAAAGCTTATTAATTTTAATATTTATAACACGATGGAAGCAACAAAATTTAAAAAACTCATCAAAGAAGCAGTAAGAGAAGCAATTCAAGAAGAGTTGCGTGATATACTACTAGAAGCAGTTAAATCACCTAAAGCAACAGTGGTTAATGAATCATATGTACCTCAAAACACATATGCTCAACCCCAAGTATCACAACCTAAACAATTAACAGCAACTGAACGTAAAGCAATGTTTAGTGGTATGATTGAAGAAATGCAACAAGGTGGTGTAGCAACTACAAAAAATGTTCCGTTTAAACCTCAAGGACCCGTTGATTCAATCAATGGTAAACTACCTGAAGGTGAAGTTGATTTAAGTCAAATTATGGGATTAATGAATAATAGATAATGGCATTCGGAGCAAAAAAAATATTTCCAATAGATACTAAACCGGGAACAGCGGTTGGGATATCTTTACCTTTTAATGCACCTGCAGTATTTTTTTCAACATATACTACTAAAGAAGCTATTAAAAATAATTTAATTAACTATTTTTTAACTAACCCTACAGAAGTATATTTAGTACCTAATTTTGGAGCTGGTTTAAGATCATTTATTTTTGAACAGATAGCAGAAGGTAATTTAGAAGGACTAAAATCACAAATTCAATTTCAACTTAAAACTTATTTTCCTTCTGTAATAGTAGCATCTTTAGATATTACTGAAAATATAGATAATAATGAAATTAACGTTATTTTAACATATAATATAGCAGATACTGGTATAAATGATCAATTACAAATATCCTTTCAATAATGGCAAGTATAATTAAAAGAGACATAAAGTATATAAATAAAGACTTTACAGAGTTACGACAAAGTTTAATTGACTATACTCGAACTTATTTCCCAACAACCTATAATGACTTCAGCCCAGCGTCACCGGGTATGATGATTATGGAAATGGCGGCTTATGTAGGTGATGTTTTATCCTTTTATTTAGACAACCAATTCCAGGAAAATTATTTACAATATGCTCGTCAAACAAATAATTTATTTGAATTAGCATATATGTTTGGTTATAAACCAACAGTAACTCAAGTTGCAGTTACTAATATTGATTTTTATCAACAAGTACCTGCTAAATTTGTAGGAGGTCAATATATACCTGATTACGATTATGCTTTATATATTCCTGATAACTCAACAGTTAGTTCTCTTGTAAGTAATACAACTACTTTTTTAGTACAAGACCCAGTTGATTTTACAGTTTCATCATCTCAAGATCCAACAGAAGTAACAATATTTACTACTTCAGGAGCTAATCCAACTTATTACTTATTAAAGAAAACAAGAAAAGCAATTTCAGCAAAAATTAATACTACAACTTTTAGTTTTGGATTAGCACAGAAATTTGCAACTGTTGATATAACAGATCCTCAAATTATAGGAATTTTAGATGTGGTAGATAGTGATGGGAATACTTGGTATGAAGTAGATTATTTAGCTCAAGAAATGGTTTACCAATCAATTAAAAACACAAACCCAAATGATCCTAATTATTATTATGATCAAGGTAATGCTCCTTATCTTTTAAAATTAGAAAAAGTTCAACGTAGATTTGCAACTCGTTTTACCGATTCAACAACACTACAAATCCAATTTGGTTCAGGCACAGCTAATGATACTGATGAAAATATTACCCCTAATGCTAATAATGTAGGTATAGGATTACCATTTACACAAAATAAATTAACAACAGCATATTCACCTTCAAATTTCTTATTTACAAGAACTTATGGTATTGCTCCTTCAAATACAACTTTAACAGTTAGATATTTAACTGGAGGAGGTGTTAGTTCTAATGTTGGATCTAATTTATTAACAGTATTAAATACTACTCCAACCTTTTTAAATGTAAATTTAGATCCTACTACAGCAAACTCAATATTTGCTTCATTAGCTGTTACTAATCCGGCAGCAGCAGATGGTGGTGGTGATGGTGATACTATAGAAGAAATTAGACAAAATGCAATTGCTAATTTTGCATCACAACAACGTAATGTAACTCAAGATGACTATCTTGTAAGAGCACTTTCAATGCCTGGGAAATACGGTGTTGTAGCTAAGGCATACATTGAACCATCGAAACGAGTTAATATGTCCGCTGGAGAATCTAATTCCGTATTAGATTTATATGTTTTAAGTAACAATGCTGATGGAACTTTAAGAACAGCAACTTCAGCATTAAAACAAAATATAATAACTTACTTATCTCAATATAGAATGATTGGAGATGCGGTTAATGTTAGAGACGGATTTATAATTAATATTGGAGTAAATTTTGAAATAATAGTTTTACCTAATTTTAATAATAACGACGTATTAATTAATTGTATTAATGCTCTTAGAACTTATTTTGCAATAGATAATTGGTCTATTAACCAACCTATTTTATTAAGAGATTTATATATTTTATTAGATAGAATTGATGGTGTCCAAACAGTAAAAAATATTTCAATAACAAATTTAGTTGGTGAAAATATAGGATACAGTCCTTATGCTTATGATATAGCAGCAGCAACAAGTGCAAATGTAGTTTATCCTTCACTTGACCCATCAATTTTTGAAGTTAAATACCCCGATACAGATATTCAAGGAAAAGTAGTACCACTATAATATTAAACAATGGCAGTATATAAAATATTCCCCACTAAAGACGCTACAATTTATTCCCTATTCCCTAATATGAATACAGGATTAGATGAAATTATAGAGTCTTCTCAAACCCAAATAAGTACAGCTAATGCTGGTAACCCCCAGGTTAGTAGATTTCTTATCCAGTTTGATCAAGCTGAAATAGATGATATTTTAGTAAATAAAATAGGAATCAGTAGCTCAGCTCAATTATTAGATAATTCATTGTGGAAAGCTAACATACAATGTTTTGTTGCAACATCAACAGGAATGGCTTTGAACACAACCATTGATTTATTCCCTGTTTATGGTGATTGGGGAATGGGAACAGGACATTATTTAGATGAACCAACTATAACTAATGGCACAAGTTGGATATGGAAAGACTATTCAGGATCCGTTCAATGGTTAACAGGTAGTTACCCTACAGGTGTTACTAGTTCTTATAATACAACGTATGCATCACCAGGTGGAGGGAATTGGTGGACGGGTTCTACAGTTAGTTGGTTTAATACAAATACTTATCCTATATCTGCTTCTCAAACATTTGACTATTTTAGTGATAAAGATATAAACATGAATATCACTAACATCGTTAGAGCTTGGTATACAGGTTCTATTTCAGATGATGGTGTTATTATAAAATTATCTCCTGCTACTGAATTTGTTTCTAATATTAACATTCAACCTGAATTAAAATTCTTTAGCAGAGATACTCATACAATATACCCCCCTCAACTTCAATTCAGTTGGAGAGATTATTCATATAATCCAGGAAATTTACCTTTATTAAATCAATTACCCGCGACTATAACATTAGCACAAAATCCAGGATTCTTTTATTCTGAAAGTGTTAATAGATTTAGAGTTTATGGTAGACCAGAATATCCCGCTCAAGTTTGGCAAACAGCATCTGTTTATACTCAGAATTATGCTTTACCTACAGCTTCATATTATGCTATCAAAGATTTAGATACAAATGAATATGTAATTGAATTTGACACTCAATTTACTCAATTAAATTGTGATGCGACTAGTAGTTATTTTGATTTACATATGAATGGTTTAGAACCGGAAAGATATTATACTGTGTTAATCCAATCAACTATAAATGGCTCAACATTAGTATATAGTGATCAATACTCATTTAAAGTTATTAATGGATAATGGCAGACCAAATAGAATTAATAAAACAGTCGTATAATAAAAATGATTACGAAAAAGTAATTGACACTCAATTTACTCAATTGGTTCAACCTGTAGTAGATACAAATCCTACTCCAACCATTTCAGTACAACAGTTTTTTGATTATTATCAACAATTATTTTATATTATCCCTAAATTTGGAGATATAAACTCTCATCAGTACCTTATAACGACAAGTACAGAATATATAGGTGCTACAGCTCAAAACGATGATTTAGTTCAATCATTATTAGAAGAGGTAACACAATTAAGACAAGAAAACTTAGATTTACAACAACAAATAGTAGATATAACAAAGACAATATAACAAATGGCTGAAATAGTTAACATACAGAATATAAATCCTCAAACATTTGAGTTACAAGAGTATTCTCAACAGGATACCAGTCTTATATCAACTACAACAACGTTTGATACTTGGGATTCAACAGTAGATCATATTGAATATTTTATTTATGATTTGAATGGAAATATTTTATATGAAAATGTTGCTGGTTATCCTCAATATACTTTGATAGATAATAATTTAGTTATTGATCCTGAAAATGATTTAAAATCTCAAGGATATTTAGAAGGTAACTATAATACATTATATAATTTTTTAAAATATAGACTAGCATCTAATACAGTTAACCAATATTATATTAGTCAAATAAGTGCTGATAGAACTGAAATTAGATTAGATACAACAACTATCTCTAACGCTGATGTTATATTTTCAACAAATGAATTTATAAATTATAGAACTAGCAGTAGTGTATTTATAGATTTTTATCTTGATTTTGGAAATAATAATTTAGTTATTGCTAATAATATTTTATTAGACATTTCAAATCCTAATAACTCTACAGTATTAATTAAATTATATGAACCTTTACCTCAACAATTTGATATAAATTCACAATGTTGGGTAGTAGAATCAATCGCTATTTCTAGCGCTTATAACATTAATATAACTCAGACTTTTGATATTATTCAGAGTGGTATTACTTTACAAGGACCTAATTTAAATATAGCTATTAAGGATCAAATTAATAATTCTACTCCTTTTGCAAATTATAATTCATTAAAATCAAGTACTTCTACTTTAGGAACAGGTAGTTTACAATATCAAATCAATAGTATATTAGCTGAAAGAGGAATTGAAATTAATATCGACTACTCGGATTATAGTGATTTTATTTATTTCTCTTCTGCACAAACACGTTTAGAAAATTTTTATTATAAATTAGAATTATTAGAAGAATATCAATATAGTGCTAGTATATCAAATACAAGCCCTACAAGTATCTATATATCAGCAAGCAATGCTGTATGGTTAGCTAAAATAAATGATATTATAACTAATTTTGATGGTTATGAATATTATTTATATTATGAATCAGGTAGTACAGCTTGGCCTAAAACTAATACAACACCTCCATATGTAAATGCCGGAGCTAATTCAGTTGCGGGTTTAGCATTTTTAGCATCTCAATCAATAGTAGCTGAAAATTATGATATTCAAAATAATAACCGTTTAATAAACGCTATTCCTTCTTACATAAGTGAGGATCCTAATAATTCACAATATCTGTTATTTACAGATATGTTAGGTCAAAGTTTTGATAGTGTTTGGGTTTATATTAAAGACGTTACTAATAAATCAAATGCTGATAATCGTATTGATTATGGAGTATCAAGAGATTTAGTAGCAAATGTATTACGTGATTTAGGTGTTAAAATATACCAAAATAATTTTTCTACAGATGATTTATATTCAGCTCTTATTGGTTTAACTCCGTCGGGAAGTTTATATAATTTACCTTATACAACAGCTCAATTACCCGTTTCTGGTGGGTCTTTTTTAGATTATATCACAAATTATGTAACTGCATCTGCAACCGGTTCTTTAATACCAACCTATGATATCAATTCAGAAACGTATAAACGTATTTATCATAATTTACCTTATTTATATAAAAAGAAAGGTACAGTTGAAGGTTTAAGAGCCTTAATAACAGCATATGGTATTCCTGATACTATTTTACGTATAAATGAATTTGGTGGAAAAGATAAAAATCCAAATACTTGGGATTATTGGCAAGATGAATACAATTATAAATTTGATAGTATAGATACAAATAATTATGGTTTATACACAGGATGGTATTTAAATGAAGCTTGGTCATCATCTTTTAATCATCCTGAAACTATATTTTTCCGTTTTAAAGCCCCTAATCTAGATTCAGCTTTAGATTACTCGGCAAATCAGAGTTTAATGACTCTACAAAATGGTAATTATTTTGATGTATTTTTACAATATACAGGATCGGGTTATACAACAGGAGCTTATAATGGTGCTATCCCTAATCCTGAAAATGAATATGCTCATTTAGTAATAGCAGATACATCAGGTAATGTTACGGCAAGTGTATATTTACCCTTCTTTAATGGAGATTGGTGGTCAGTATCAATTACCAAATCAGGTTCTTATCAACAATTGGGAGGTACTACTTTTGAATTAACAGCCGGAAATAAAAACTATCAAGGAAATGATGGTAATTATGTTGGATTTTTAGCATCTTCAAGTTATAATATTCCTTATCTTACAATTCCAAGTTATGATATTGCTGGAAATAGTATTAGAGCATATTATAATGTTGGTAATCCTTCGGTTGCATTAAACGGAAGATATAATCTAGATCCTTTTAGTGGTTCATATCAAGAAATAAGATATTATAATACAATAATAAGCCAATCAGTATTTGAGGATTATATTATGAATCCATACTCGATTGAAGGAAATAAAATAAATGAATTTCAAACTCAATTAGCTTTTAGAGCTACATTAGGTGGAGAATTATTTACAGGATCATATTCAGTACACCCTAAATTTTATTCGTTAAATGGTACTTCTGGAGGATATTATACTTCATCATTTACAACAGGATATGATAGTTTAACAAGTAATTTCTTTACAAGTAGTAATCAACAATTTTCTTCTAATACAGAAGTATTTTATTATGATCAGGTTCCAGCAGGTATTCAAAATGCTGTATCCGAAAAAATTCAATCTAGAAATATAGTATTACCTTATACTAGTAGTAATACAAATATAAAAAATATACCTAATAATAATGTACTATCACCTTTTAGAACATTA